CAAGCACTCCATCCAAACTCTCACGTTAGATTTATAGAGAGTGATTTGAGAGCTGAAGTTTTTGGTTCGTTCAACGTTTGGCGTTCGGAGCTCCGCTCTAAAATGCGAAAGACGGTGTTCTATGACGATTTGGTCGCTCAAGGCATTGACCCACAAATGTTACCAGCGGTCATGAGCGGTTGGAAAGCTGATCAGAGAAATTTGAAAAAGCTCACCACCAATAACGTCCAAATCAATGAGGTTATCCTACGCGCAGCTGGTGAAGCCATGCTGAAGTCGTGGGAACCTGCGCTACCATTTGCTCGAGAAGAGATGATGATTTACGATGTCAATAGTTCCCTTAACGGGGTGGCTGGTCTTAGATTCGTCGACCGAATGAATTTCTCCTCGAGCGCAGGGTGGCCGTATTGTACGTCAAAGAAAGCGTTTTTGATTCCAGATCCCACAGATGAAGACGAACATCGCGTCCGTGTTACGGACGAGATTATGTCGGATGTGGAGCACATTCTGGATGAATATGCTAAGAACAACACTAGTTGCACTGTTTTCCAATATGCAAAAAAGGATGAGATGCGTCCCATTCAAAAGGTATTAGATGAGAACACAAGGGGCATCAATGGAGGTCAGTTTGGGTTTACAATTGTCATGCGTCAACTAACGTTAGCTATGACGCGTATTATGCAATTGAACCCAGATATCTTCAATTTGTGTGTTGGTCTCGAGGCACAGACGGCTCAATGGAGCGAGCTCCTTGCTCGCCTCAAGCGCAAGGGTTTCACCAAGTGGGTGGCCATTGATTTCACTGGTTTTGACTCATCGTTCATGACCAAGTGTATGAAGGAAGCATTTCGAGTTGTGCTAGCTTTTATGGATAAATCAGGAGCGACAGAGCAGCACAAGAAATACTTTAAATGTATGTCGTACGACCTCATGTATTACATGGTCAACTTTTGCGGTACGTTGATGCAGTTGTGTGGGAAGAACCCATCAGGACATGCATGGACAGTCATCATTAACAGTATCGTGAATGA